CAGCAGGTGCCACTAAGTACAAATTATATTACCAATTTTGATTTCTTGAATCAGTATCTACCAGATACATATGAAAAAGAATTTGAAAGATATGGTAACAGAACAGTAGCATCATTCTTAAGAATGGTAGGCGCTGAAATGCCTTCAAACTCTGACCTTATCAAATGGGCAGAGCAAGGTAGATTACACGTAAAATACCAAGATTGTACATCAGGTTCAGCAGCAGGTGCTGGTACAAGAAGTGCACAATGGACTATTCCAAACACTACATCTAACTTTAACCCAGCTCTAGCGGGTGGTGCAAAAGCAGTATTAAGAGTAGGACAAACAGTAATGATTTCTGATAAAACACCAGGATCGAACCTACACAACAAGGGTATTGTTACAGTAGCTCCAACAGCTGGTAACCCAAATGTGGTAACTATTGCTTATTATGAAGCAACAGGACAAGCTATGGGCGCAGCGGTAGCGTGTGATATTTGGATTTATGGTTCTGAGTTCAATAAAGGAACAAACGGAATGATAGGTTCAAACGAATCAGATGATTTAATTTTCGATAACAAACCAATTATTATCAAAGATAAGTACCAAGTATCAGGTTCTGATATGGCACAGATTGGTTGGATTGAAATTTCAGGCGAAGACGGAGTAAATGGATACTTATGGTATCTTAAGTCTGAGCACGACACAAGATTAAGATTTGAAGATTACTTAGAAACAGCTATGCTTGAAGCAGTACCAGCAGGTGCAGGTTCAGGTGCAGGTGACTTCTTACAAGGAACAGGAGCTGGTCAATCAGCAGCAAACCTTAATGGTTCTGACGGTGTATTCTTTGTTGTTGAAGACAGAGGTAATGTATTTGGAGGTGGAAACCCACAAAACTTAGCTCAATTTGATAGCATTATCCAAAGACTAGATAAGCAAGGTTCTATTGAAGAAAACGTAATTTTCGTAGACAGACAGTTTTCATTTGACATTGACGATATGTTAGCAACTCAAAACTCTTACGGAGCTGGCGGTTCTTCATACGGTTTATTCGACAATGATAAAGACATGGCTTTAAATCTTGGCTTTACAGGATTTAGAAGAGGTTATGATTTTTATAAGTCTGACTGGAAATATCTAAACGATCCTACAATGAGAGGTGACTTAGGTGGTGGAGTTATCAACGGGTTATTAGTACCTGCTGGTTCTACTACAGTTTATGACCAAATCCTTGGTAAAAACGCTAAGAGACCATTCTTACACGTGAGATATAGAGCTTCAGAAACTGAGGACAGAAGATATAAAACTTGGATTACTGGTTCAGCTGGTGGTGCAAGAACTTCTGATCTTGACGCAATGGAGGTCAATTTCTTATCTGAAAGAGCTGTTTGTACTTTAGGTGCTAACAACTTCTTCTTATTTAAGGATTAATATTTACATAAGTTTTACCCCTACTAAAGATTAACACGAAGTCATCGGTAGGGGTAGAATTTATTTTTAACGCAAATTAAATTTAATAAAATGAAAAAAAATAAAGTACACAAAGCCAAAGCCTATAGATTAAAAGGCGGCAAATCCCCACTAGCATACATGTTGAGTTCACGTCATTCTTCACGTTCTCCATTATTATATTTTGATGAGGAACAAGGAATTAATAGACCACTTAGATATGCAAGAAACCAAAAAAGCCCATTTGAAGATGAGCAAGATGGTAATGCTATTTTAGAACCTGTAGTTTTTGAAGACGGTATGTTATTCGTGCCTAGAGAAAATCAAGTATTACAGCAGTTTTTACATTATCATCCATCGAATGGTATGGTATTCGAAGAAATAGATGAAAGCAAAGATGCACAAGAAGAATTAGAAATGGTAGAGCTTGAGGTTGATGCTTTAGTTATAGCAAAGTCAATGGAGGTAGATCAACTGGTATCGGTTTGCAGAGTCTTAATGGGTGCACAGGTAGAAAAATTAACAATACCTCAACTTAAAAGAGACATATTAATTTATGCTAAACAAAACCCTATTGATTTTATTGACACAATAAATGATCCTATGTTACAATTACAGGATGAAGTCAAACAATTTTTTATGAATGGGTATTTGGTATACAAAAACAACAATAAAGATGTATACTTTAACTTACCTAACAATAAAAAGAAATTATTGACTGTTCCTTTTGGAGACGAGGGAGACTATGCGGTTGCAAGCTATATGCAAAGTGACGCAGGTTTGGAGATATATAAACACTTGCAGAAACGTCTAAAAAAAGATAAATAGAAAGCGTATCTTTGCTGTATTGTTTAACCCATTAAATTTTTTAACTATGGTAAAATATCTAAAAATCAGTTTAAGTGATGCTCATTATTTAATTCCTATTCACAATATTGTAACTGTTGAGGTTGGCGCTAATACACAAGTTGATATTCTTTTCAACTTGGTAGGCCATACAGCATCAGGAGCAGCAGAAGCGTTAGGTGTTAGATTAACAGCTTCTACAGCTTCTGACGCAGCAAAAACTAAAGAGCAAGTTAATAGTATCGTAGATGCTATTGAAGAAGCTTTAGGAACAAGCTGGACGAAGCCTTTCTATGTGCTTGAGCCTAAATACCCTATAACGGCTATCGCTCAATTACAAGAAGCTTGGGCATAATTACACTTAACAGAGAGTTAGAAGGGGCTTAAACAATTAGGCTCCTTTTTTTTTACTTATATTTGTATAAACAAATTTTAGTTATGGGTGTAATGATAAACAGTGTCCGAAACACAGTATTAGCAATAGCTAATAAAAACAATTACGGATATGTTTCTCCACAAGATTTTAACTTGTACGCACAGCAAGCCCAAATGGACTTGTTTGAAAATTATTTTTATCAATACAATAATTGGATTACAAAAGAAAATCAACGTGTTTCAGGAACAGGATATGCAGATATAGTTAAAAGTTTAGTTGAGGTTATTGATAGTTTTTCAGTGACTAAATCTTTAAAACAACAAGCAAGTAACTTTTATAATCTACCTGATGATTATTACTTTATAAATAAAGTAAATTATTATCCTAACTATATTTCTGGCGCAGTCACAACTGGATCAGCAACAAATAAACTTATAGATGCAAACGCAACTTTTGTAACAACTGGCACTGTGAAAGCAGGTCAATATGTAGTAAATACATCTACAGGTAATTATGGCGGTACAAGCGCATACGTTGTTAGTGTAGATAGCAATACCCAGTTAACTTTATCAGCTAATCCATTTGGTGCAGCAGCAACCGTAGGAAATTCTTATGCAATATTTACAACAGCTGGTATAGTTGAGGTAGAAAGAGTTAATCAAAATAAAATATTTTATTTAAATAATTCTCCACTTACTGCACCTTCATTAGGGTATCCAGCTTACGTATTAGGTGGAGCTACGACAAAAATTACAGGAGATGGCGATACAGGACAGCTAGGTAATACGATTACTGTTTATCCTGAAACAATTACACAAAACGGTTCAGTTAGTGCGGAGTACATACGATATCCATCACCGCCTAAATGGACATATTTAAATGTTGGAGGAACGACAGGTAGTCCAGAGTTTGACAGCAGTCAATCCGATTATCAAGACTTTGAATTACCTTTGTCGGATGAACCAAATATAGTCGCTAAAATATGTCAATACATAGGTATTGAGATTAGAGAAGCAGATGTTTATCAATTTGGTAAACAAGAAGAAATGTTAGATAATCAAACACAAGGATAATATATGGCATACATAAATGATTTTGCATATTATAATAATTCAGGGGGAACGCCTGCAGACAAGAACTGGGGTTCGTACCAATTTGTATCATTAGATGAAATTGTAAATAATTTTATGTTAATGTATCAGGGCAACAATTCTCTTGTAAATAACATAGAAAGATACCAAATACTTTTTCACGCAAAACGTGGTATACAAGAGTTAAATTATGATGCCATGAAAGAAATAAAAGTTTTGCAACTTGACTTAAATGAAGAATTAAGATTTATTCTTCCGCATGATTATGTGAATTGGGTTAGAATATCTTATTACAAGGATGGCCTACTATTACCATTAACAGAAAATATACAAACTGGTTGGGCTACTGCCTATTTACAGGATAATGATTCAAAAATACTTTTTGATCAAGATGGTAATGTGTTGAAACCACAGGATTCTGAACTAGACATATCTTTTCATAGCGGAGCAAAATCTATTTATTTAAATCAAAATAGCCCCTTTCATGGATGCGAGGGTGTTTGTATAGATGGTTGTTGGTATTTTGATAGAGCAGTTGGGTCTAGGTTTGGACTGAACACAGAAACAGCGAATATGAATCCAACGTTTTCTATTGACAAACAAAGCGGTGTAATTAATTTTAGTTCCATAGCTAATAACGCATCTATAGTTTTAGAATATGTTTCAGATGGAATGGAGAATGGAACAGACTCAAACATCAGTATAAACAAACTTTTTGAAGAATACATTTATGCGTATATTAAATATGCTATTTTGAATGGTAGATTAGGAGTACAAGAATATATAGTCAATAGAGCAAGAAAAGATAAATCATCTTTGCTTCGTAATGCAAAAATTAGATTAAGTAATATACACCCTGGTCGACTCTTAATGAATTTAAGAGGCCAGGCTAAATGGATAAAGTAGTATGCCTATAAGAACAACAAACTTTGTAGCTGGTAGAATGAATAAAAGCGTGGATGAAAGGATTCTTCCACCGGGAGAATACGTCGATGCTATAAATGTTAGACTTGGTTCTACAGAGACAACAGAAATAGGTGCAGTAGAAAACTCAAAAGGCAACACACAACTAACAACATTAAAGCACAATAACACACCTTTAACAGACGGTGTTTGTATAGGGGCGTTTCAAGACGGAGAAAAAGAAACTATTTATTGGTTTATAGCTTCTCCTACTGCTGATATGATTGTCTCTTTTAATACAAATTCTGCGCTACTAAGATACCATGTCGTTTCGTCTAGTGTTTTAAATTTTAATGCACAATATCTAATTACAGGTATAAATAAAATTGGTGATTTATTATTTTTCACTGACGACTTAAATCCGCCAAGAAAAATAAACGTAACCAAAGATTACACTAATGTTACAGCTGAAGAATTAAAAGTTATAGTAAAGCCCCCTGCAGAGGCGCCTGGCATAACTATGTTAAGTCAAGCGACAGAGGCAAACTTTTTAGAATCAAGAATGGTAACATTTGCGTATAGATATAAATACGAAGATGACGAATATAGCGCTTTATCACAATTTACAGATATTGCATTTGTACCTGGTGTATTTTCTTTAGACGCTTCTACTAATTTAAATGCAGGTATGAAAAACATATTTAATGCAGTAGAGATTAGTTTCAACACAGGCTCTAGTTTAGTAAAAGGCATAGACTTATGTTTTAAGTTTGCTGACTCAAATCTAATCAACGTAATAGAAAAGTTTGACAAGGATGATTTTGGTTGGCCTGATAATTCTATACAAACACAAACATTTACTAACAGTAAAGTATATACTACATTACCTGATTCAGAGCTATTGAGATTGTATGATAATGTACCATTGGTTGCTAAAGGGCAAACTATTATGGGTAACAGATTGATATATGGAAATTATGAAGACGGTAATGATTTGATAGATTCAAATGGTTCGACTTGTCAAATAAATTTTGAAAGTGAATTAACCACGCAAAACATAGATTTGACTGAAATATCTACAAGTTTTGCAAATGGTGTAAACTATACTATTGACACAACTGAAACCATAGCTCAATCAGCAATAGTTATGGATTTATCAACTGTAAAAACAAAATTAAAAGCTGGTGCTTTTTTATCATTAGATTTACAATTTAGTCATAATAAATACACTGGGAACAATGGGACTGTGACAGGTCAGCAAGGTTCTACAGAAATAACAAATGTATTCACACTACCTCAAGACTTTAATACTGTTTTTGAAATGGCATCAAGCGATGCTTTTCAAGCAGCAATAGGAACTCAAATACAGCATTTTCAAACTGTAGCAAACTGTGCAAGTGGAACATCTTATACAGATACATTTAATTGTAGTATAACAAATCCTGCTGACTCTGATAATAATGTAACATGGCAAAAAAACGCAAGTGGTATTACAGGATTAGATCAAGGGTTTTTAATAACCACTAGTCCGGGAAGCGATAATATTACTATACAAATACCTGCAATGAAATTTGTAGACATAGAAGCTGGTGGAGGCACAGCTGCAGCGTTATTCGAGTATTTTAATTTTACAAGAGCAGACGTACAATTTTTAAGAAATAACAGTATAAAAAGCTTGCATAGTAATAGAAATTACGAAGTAGGTATAGTCTATATGGACGAATACGCAAGAAGCACTACGGCTTTGGTGTCTCCAGATAATACCGTGTTTGTTCCAGCTAGTAATTCTATCATACAAAATAAAATAAAAGTTACTATACCTACAACACAAAAACCCCCAAGCTGGGCTACTAAATACAAGCTCGTAGTCAAACGTGCAGAGGGGCCGTATGACACAATATATAGTAATTTTTATTATTCAAACACTACAGATAACTCTGTTTTTTTTAAGTTAGAGGGTCAAAATCAAACAAAGGTAAAAGTTGGAGACATACTCAGGGTAAAAGCAGATAGTCAAGGCGCAAGATCGGTATTAGCTGAATGTGAAGTTTTAGAAGTAGAAGCAAAACCACAAAACTTTTTAACACCTTCTGCAAGTATAGAGACCGGAGGACAACCTCCATTTATATCAGAGCTAGCTGGTTTATATATGCAGATAAAACCTACAAGTTTTACTGTTGACACTTCTGATAGTAGTTCTTTTTTTGACTCACAAACAGAAATAGCTAGAACAGTAAAAAGAAACAATCAACCAGCTATTCTTATACCCTGTTTCGAAACTTCACCAACCGGTGTAAAAACAAATTTAGAAATACCTGCTTCTAGTTTGGTAACATTTGATTTACGATTTACTAGAGTGGGCACAGGTTCAGGTGGATGCGGTTCTAAAATATATGATTATAATAGAACGTTTCAAGCAAGTACAGATTATAGTAACTTGTTTGATTTTGTTAATGGAGAAAATATAGATTTTAAAGGTGGTGTAGATACTAGTCAGGACGATTCAGGAGCAAATACAAATGTTTATATAAATACATTGAACCCGTCAAATAGCACTGTACCGACAAAAGTCATTAACGAAAATAGATATCAATTTACCACAAGTGACTCCGCAGCGCCATCCAATAGTAATCAATTATTTCTTGGCATAAGCTCAGGTACACCGGGTTGTGGTAGTCTAAGGGGAAAATATTCTGTTGTAGAAGGAAGAATTATTGTACAAATAGCTGATTCTTTAATGGTATTTGAAACCACACCTATTGATGTCGATAATGATATATACTATGAGGATGATACAAATTATAATATTACAAATAATTTTCACATGTCCGGAACAGAAACAGGAGACCAAAACCAAACAGCTTCAGTACCAGCTTTAGTTAACTTAGGGTTTTTTGATTGTTTCGCTTTTGGAAATGGGGTAGAAAGTTTTAAAGTAGAAGATTCATTAGTAGGCCAATCATTCAATTTAGGTCAGCGTGTAACCTCAGTATCACAGCAAGATTATAAAAAAGCAGACAGGTTTGCTAGTTTAACATATAGCGGTATATATGTAGAAGAAACAAACATAAATAGGTTAAATGAATTTAATTTAGGCTTAGCAAATTTTAAAGACTTAGAGGTTTCATATGGGCCTATACAGATACTGCATCCTAGACAAACAGACATACTTGTTTTACAAGAAGATAAAATTAGTTATGTATTAGCTAATAAA